TTCTACCATTACTTCTTTGTTAATTATTTTATTTATTTGTTTTATTACCATGTCTGAACTTATTTGTTTTGTACATTCAAACATACGACTTGTATTTTTATGTAGTGGACACCAATTCCAATCACCAGCATCTAATCTTTCAGAATTAAAACATCCGTGACAAACATTTTCATTAATAACTCTGTATGTATCTAAAGTTGTTTCCGCCCACTTCTCACTAAACCCTGAGATTAAAACAACAGGTAATTTACAAGCCCAAGCCAACCAACTCAATCCTGATCCAAGACCAATGAAAAATTCGCAAGATGACAAATCATCAATTACTTCTTGTAGATTACCACCTTTAAAAATTGTTACACCTTTAGGATGAACGTTATTCATATAACCATCACCTTCTTTAGAATAAATCATACACTCATAACCTAAATCGTTAAGGTGGTCAACAACCGATTGCCACCCGTTAGGGTTGTTCCAATACTTTGCTTGTGCGGTTGAATGGAAACCAATACCTACCTTTTTCTTTTTGGGTGTGTTAGGTAATTTTAATAGAGGTCTCACTTCCTTATAATCTAAACCTAATATGTCTGTTGCGGTTTTTTGTAACGGAATCTTTTTAAAATCAAAAGGATGTTTGTTATTATCATATTTACCGTCTTCATTGTAAAACCAACCTAATCTATATTGTGCGTGTATATTTGGAACCAAATCACCTGGTTCAACAAATTTAATGTTAGGGTACTGATCTTTAAATAAACTATTAAGGAATGTGGAAACTATAAGTTCACAACCGTGTTTTTCTCTGAAGATTTCACAATATGGAATCCAAGCCATTGTATCCCCTAAAGATTTTGAACCAAACGAAATATAAACTCTTTTATCTTTTAGATCTAAAGTTTGGTCATATATCATTTCACCATTTTCCTCAACGGTAGTTCTCCATTTAATAAAGTATTCTTTTTTTAATTTAATCCAACTATTAATTGATAGTTCATTTTGGTAAACATTATTATTATTACCGTCATAACAATTAATTTTTAATTTGTTGTCTGATGTCCCCAACACTTCAAAATAAGGTTGTGTAACATAATGTCTAACAAACGTGTAGTCATTCTTTAATGGTTTGTTTTCTGTGACATCTAAATTACTTACCGTTTGATACATCGCAAGTAAATCCTCACCAAATGTTTTGTCAGGTAATATCTTATACTCATCTTTACTATTAATGAGATTAACTAATTGTTTTGATATATTTTTTACGTCACCTTCAATTGGTGTTATATAGTCATCAAACATACCCATGTATTGTGGTAAATCTCTTGCAATAATTTTCATACCGTAGTTAATTGATTCTCTAACTACCAATGGATTACACTCCCAAGTTGAGTTAAACATTAACACATCACAAGCCGTCATGAATTTATCAACGTCAGATCGTTCCCCCCATACTTTAACATTTGAAGGTAAGTCCTTCATAATAGGTCCCCAATATTCCTCAAAGTTTGGAGCTTGGTTTCCAATGAAGTGAAATTCAATATCGGGGTTTGATTCAACTAGTTCTCTTGCAACATTAATGCCTTCACCTTGATTCTTACCACTTGTCCATAAACCAACATTAAGTACGTGAGTTTTAAACATATCTAAACCAAGTTCATTTCTAACCTTTATTTTTTCAATAAGAGGTACCTGATTAAAGTTTCCGTATATTTCGTTTTCTTTTAAAATTTCTGTTACCTTATCTTCAATAGGGTATAACGATAAAAATTTCATTGGTTTTTCTTTTGAGAACGTATCTTTTAGATGGTAAGGTGTGACAAAACAATATGCGTCAGGATTGAACTTTTTATGTGTTTGAGGGTTAAACCAAATGTTATGACAAGTTTCAATTATTTTCCAAGTTCTATCATTTGAATATAACTCGTTCAATACCGTTAGTGGGATCTTATTAAAACTTTCAAACCCTTCTAACATTTCTTCTGAGTGAACAATATGAATATGATTATTCTTTATAATGTCAATCAAATGAGATTTTCTTTCGGTATCTTTTGTATCACCTAAACTAAAGAAATGACCATCACCCAATAGATTAATGATTTCATTTCTTTGTACAACATACGTATCACTAAATTTAGAAAACTCAACCAAAAATATTTCAATTTGGTCTTTAAATTTTTGAAGTTCTTTAATTCGTTTTAATACGAATTGAGGCATCCCACCTGTTGATAGATGTGGCGTTAAATATAATAATCTAATTTTATTTCTCATAATACTTTAATGATAAAAAAGTTTTTGTAATTCTGTATTTTATAAGTCATTTATTTATACTTTTAATATGAAAAAAGTATGTTTAGATTTATTAGGTTGTAGGGCGTTAGGTGATACCTTGGCTTCAACTCCGACTTTAAGAAAACTTTACCACACATATGGTCAGAAAATTTCGGTTATAACTTATCACCCATATCTATTCTCAAATAACCCATATGTTGATGTAATTTATGATGAGGTGGTTAATCCGTTAACAGATGAACAGAGACAAGAATATGAGGTCTTTAATTCATTTAATATTGGTTATCACCCAAATGGTGTTTGTTATAAACACAATGCAATGGATATCAGACAATTTCACGCAATTAATCTTGGGTTTATGTTAACCAAAGATGAAATGGAATTGGATTATATTTCAGATAAATACGAACCGATTGAAGGTCTACCTGAAAAATATATTTTAATTCACCCCGTTCAAAATTGGAATTCAAGAACATGGGATGCAAAAAAATGGCAACTACTTGTAAAACTTTTAAATCAAAAAGGAATTACAGTTGTTTCAGTAGGTAAAGATTCTTCTGAACTTGGTGGATCCAATGTGGATAAACCTGTATTTAATTTTCCAATAGAATTAGGTATGAACCTAATGAACCAAACAAGTTTATCACAAACTTGGCACCTCATCAATAAATCAATGTGTTTTATTACAATGGACTCAGGTCTATTACATTTAGCGGGAACAACAGATGTTGAAATCATTCAATTGGGTAGTTCAATTAATCCTGAGTTCAGATCGCCATATAGAAAAGGATATCAAGAATATAAGTACCACTATGTTAGAGGTGGTTGTGGTTTAAATTGTGCTTCCGACATGAGATACGGAGTTAGAGAATGGGGTTCAATTCAGGGGATTCCTTCGTTAGTAAATTGTTTGGAAAGAAAAGAAACATTTGAATGTCACCCAAACCCAATCATTGTCTATAATAAGGTCTTGAAAATTATATAGGTCTTGATATTTATTATTAAAAACTATTATGTCAACAACAAGACCTTTTGCGTATAATACAGGATCACCAATTGACGGAACAATACAAGTTGGTAATTTATCCATTGGTTACCCAACAACAGGATATACAGGAACCGAATGGTGGAATGGGCCCGACGAAGAATTGGGTTATGTAATTGCTCAACCTGTTTCAGGTGATACCCAACCAACACCTGTTTTTGGACAAACAGCATCCGTTGGTTTTTTTAGAACTAACGGTTTTGATGACAATGAATTTATTGATATTGCAAATATACTTTTAAATTCAAATTACGATAACGCACCTGACGCTTCAACAGGTTTAACAACAAATGGTTATTGGAATTCATATCTTATCCCTATTCTATCTTTAGATGCGGGTAACCCATTAAGTTATCCGGGTACAGGAACAGTTTGGACTGATATAATTGGCGGCAAAACATTTAATTTAGTTAATGGTCCTGGATATGATCCGAGTAATGGAGGTAAATTTTATTTTTATGCTCCCGGTGGGCAATACGCAATATGTAACACAAGTTTACCAAGTTTAAGTACTTGGACTGTTGGTGTTTGGCATTACTACACAGGGTCGGAAACAGGCAGCGCACCTTGTATTGTTACTGAAACCTTTGTTGGTGGAGGTATAAACTATTCACTTGGTAAAAATAATGGTCCATTTAGTGTAGGATTCTTTAATGGCGGATGGCAAGTTACGGATGGTTATTCATTAACACCAAATAATTGGTATTTTATTGTCGGAACTTACGATGGGTCAACTATTAATTTATATGTTAACAATACGTTAGTAGATAGTACTAACTATGTGGGAACACCAACATCATCAGGTTCTGGTATAAGATTAATGGAACGATGGGATTTATCAGATTATTGGGATGGTTATTTATCAATAGTTAACATTTATGATAAAGCGTTAAACCCAAGTCAGATAACTTCTTATTGGAACTCAACTAAATCAAGATTCGGATTATAATAAGTGTCTAACGTTATTCAAATATCAAACCCAACAGGTACTCCACCATTTAACGTTTACGTTTGTGATGTAACAAACACGTATTGTTATTTTGCAATAACTTTTGGTGGTGGAACAATAACCTTTGATTCTCCCGCACCATTAGAATATGCTACACCAATATTAATAAAAATAATTGATTCCCAATTATGTGAATCATTCCAATACTACCAATGTGTTCCTACCCCAACACCGACACCAACCCCAACATTAACACCTACCGCAACAGGACCTTGTACTTGTTGTTGTCTTGCAGTTAGTTGTGATAATGGTAGTGGAGGATCTTTCACTTATACCGATTGTTTTGGGAATGTTATAGGTAATGTTCTTGTTGCCGGTAATTCTATTGTATATTATTGTGGTAGTAATGTAACTAATTTAAGTAATGTCGTAGTTAATTACGGATCACCTTGTGTTGATGGGACTTGTGTATTACCTATACCGACATCAACTAGTACTCCAACACCAACACCAACATCAAGTGCAAAGTAGTTAATATTTGTCATAGCAGTTAATTAGTTTCTATTTATTATTCTATCTTCATTAGTATTTTTTCCATAAAAAGAAATATGAAAATATTTGTGCAAATAGCATCCTATAGAGATCCACAATTAATTCCAACAATAAAAGATATGTTGGATAAATCAAAAAAACCAAAAAACATTAGACTTGGTATTGCAAGACAATTTCACCCTGAAGACGGTTTTGATGATCTGTCAGAATATGAAGATGATCACAGATTTAGAATATTAGATATTCCATATACAGAATCAACAGGTGTTTGTTGGGCAAGAAATTTAACCCAACAATTATATAACGGTGAAGAATATACCTTACAGATTGATTCTCATATGAGATTTGAACAGGATTGGGATGACACCTTAATCAAAATGATTAAACAATTACAAAAGAAAGGTCACAAAAAACCTCTGTTAACAGGATACGTTTCTTCATTTGATCCTGATAATGACCCACAAGGAAGAGTTAAGGAACCGTGGAGAATGTCATTTGATAGATTCACACCTGAAGGATGTGTTTTCTTTTTGCCTGAAACAATACCAGGTTGGGATAAACTAAAAAGTCCAATCCCGTCAAGATTTTATTCCGCTCACTTCTGTTTTACTTTAGGTCAATTCTCTACTGAGGTACAACATGACCCTGAGTTTTATTTCCACGGAGAAGAAATCTCAATTGCAGTTAGAGCTTACACGCATGGTTATGATTTATTTCACCCACATAAAACTGTTATTTGGCATGAATACACTCGTAAGGGTAGAACAAAACAATGGGATGATGACAAAGAATGGGGTAAAAGAAATGAAAGATGTCACCAAAAAAATAGACAGTTATTAGGTGTTGATGGTGAAACTCCTGATAGTGATTTTGGTATCTATGGTTTAGGTACTGAAAGAACAATTCAAGATTATGAAAAATATGCTGGAGTATTGTTCTCAAAAAGAGCGGTTCAACAATACACATTAGATAAAAAATACCCACCAAACCCTTACATATATAGTTCGGAAGAAGAGTGGAAAGGATCATTCTCTTCAATATTCAAACATTGTATTGACGTTCATTATGGTAGTGTCCCTGAAACAGATTATGATTTTTGGGTTGTGGCGTTCCATAACTCAAAGGATGAAACTCTATATAGATTAGATGCCGGAGTTGACGAGATCAATAGAATGAAAAACGACCCTGATGGTTATTGTAAGATATGGAGAGAATTTAATGCCACTGATAAACCAACCTATTGGGTTGTATGGCCTCACTCAGTATCAAAAGGGTGGTGTGATAGATTAACAGGTAATTTATAATATGAAGATAGTTGTTGCTCAATTTTATACATCAAATGTTTCTTATGGTAAATTCTCTGAAGAAATAAATCAAAAATATTGTAATGATAATGGTTACGAATATTTTGTGGAACGTGATGGGGACAAAATAAAGAATAAAATTGGATCTCGTTCTTGGACTTGGTATAAACCATTTTTAATAGAAGAAGTATTTTTAAATCACCCCGATTGTGATTACGTTTTATTTATGGATATTGATGCCATATTTTGTAATAACAATAGAAAAATAGAGGAGTTCATTACAAATGATTTTAGTATATTAATGACAGAAGATCACGGACCATCATTGGTTAATGCCGGTGTTATGTTATTAAAGAACAATCAATTCTCAAAAGAATTTATAAAAGATTGGTGGGACATATGTGAAGAATTTCCAAATTATAAACAAGGGTTATGGCACGACCAAACTTGTATTGGTTTACTACACCAAAGATTAAAATCACCAGAACAATTTAAAATTATTAAAAATAATGATTTTAATGCAAGGGAGTACAATGAAGAAAGGTTTATATTTCACGCATTTGCGTATGGGTCACTTCCAAACAGAAGTATTGACAACATATATAAAAAGAAATTTAATTATGTTGATACCGTAAAAAGAGAAAACATAAATGCCATTGTGTATCACATTTATTGTGTGGGTAATTATTTAGATATTGTTAATTCTCAAATTAAAAGATTAAAAGAATCTGGCTTATACGATTGGTGTGACATTATGGAAGTTACTTGTATTGATGTTAATCAACAGTATAATGGTATTGATCAAATCTTTGATGGGATGGATAAAGTTAATATGTTTAAAACTCATAGAAATAGTTATGAGTATTGGGCAATTAAAAAAATTTGGGACTTATCTCAAACCTATAACGGACAAGTTTTTTATTTCCATTCAAAAGGAGTATCAAACAATTATACCAATTTAAACACAAAAGAAATAAACCAATGGAAAGTAAGTGGCATATCTTACTGGAGAGAGATGTTAGAATATTATTTAATTGATGACTTCAAAGATTGTTTATCAAAATTAGAAACTCATGATAGTTGCGGAGTCACTTGTAATGGTGGTTGGTTTTGGGGTAACTTTTGGTGGTCTAATTTATCATTTGTAAGAGAAAATTCAGAACCTGTTTTTGGTGACAGATGGTACTTTGAGGCTTGGTTAAATAAAGGTAGGGATCACAATAGTTATGAGTATTATAAATTTAATTTTAACCCATATTTTTCTAATTTACCTACTTACATTTATAAAAATAATGAATTAAAAGAAAGGATTGTTACTATTGATTCGGCATTTTACGGCACACTTGGTATTCAATTAGATGAGGGATATCCTAATGACATTCCATTACTCCAATCAGATGTTACGGAAAAAGTAAAACAACATTTAACAAACAATGAGATTATGATTAATGTGGATAACACAATATTTGGTGATCCGGCATATAATCATAGAAAATTTTTATTAATTAATATAAACATTGATGGTGAACCATATCGTGTGGTTTTTAGTGAAGGTACCCATGCAAAATTAAAATTATAAAAAAATTAAATAATATGAATGGAAATATAACATTAGTTACCGGTCTTTGGGATATGGGTAGAGGTAATCTTGAAGGATGGGCGAAAAGAGACTTTGATTATTATAAAAATAGATTCTTTGAATTTTTGGAAACAGATGTTCAAATGTGTATTTGGATACCTAAAGATTTAGAAGATGAAGTATTAAGGATACGTGGTGATAAACCAACAAAAATATTTATTAAAAACTTGGAGGATTTTAAAACTTGGAATCCATTCTTTGATAAAATACAAGAAATAAGAAACACAGACAGTTGGAAAAATTTTGCTGGTTGGTTAGGTGATTCCCCCCAAGCAAGATTAGAATATTACAACCCGATGATGTTTACCAAGATGTTCATGTTAAATGATTCCGCAATTGTTAATCCATTTAATTCCGAATATCTTTTTTGGGTTGATGGTGGTTTAACAAACACAGTTAATTCAGGGTATTTTGTAAAGGACAAAGTATTAGATAATTTAGAAAACTATATGTTGTCTTTAGATAAAGAATATGTTCATATAACATATCCTTATGAATATAACGATGAGATTCATGGGTTTGAGAGAAAACAAATGGCAAAGTATTGTAATACTGATTATGTAAATTATGTTGCAAGAGGTGGTTTCTTTGGTGGACATAAAAATACAATCCATAATATGAATACATTATATTATGGAGTTATGGAGTCAACGTTGAATGATAATTTAATGGGCGCCGACGAATGTTTATTCACAATCATGTGTCACAAATACCATGATTTAATCCATAGATTTGAGATTGAAGGTAATGGGTTAGTGTGGCCATTTTTTGAAAACCTAAAGAAATTTGACAAACCAATTAATTTTGAAACCAAGATTAAAATTAATGATGTTGGTAGTGATATTGGTTTATATGTTATAACATTTAATTCACCAAAACAATTTGAAACTCTTATTGAGTCTATGTTATCATACGATCCATCATTCATAACTAAGACTAAAAAATACTTACTTAATAATTCAACTGATTTATCAACAACTCAAAGGTATAATGATTTATGTGAACAATATGGGTTTGAACACATTAAAAAAGATAATATAGGTATTACGGGTGGTAGACAATTTATTGCCGAACATTTTAATGATCAAAATAATTTAAGTCATTATTATTTCTTTGAGGACGATATGTTCTTTTATGATGGTTCAGACGTAACTTGTAAGAATGGTTTTATTAGAAAAATTAAAAATATTTTTGATAACACTTTAAAAATTATTAAAGAAGAAAACTTTGACTTTTTAAAATTAAATTTTACTGAATTTTATGGTAGTCATATTAAACAATGGTCTTGGTATAATGTTCCTCAATCTTTTAGGGAATCTCATTGGGTAAACAACCCAAGATTGCCTGAACATGGTTTAGACCCTAACTCACCTAATTTAGAATTCAAATATATTAAATCTTATAATGGTATACCATATGCCACAGGTGAGATTTATTTGTGTAATTGGCCAATAGTAATGTCAAAAGAAGGTAATTACAAATGTTATCTTAAAACAAAATTTAGTATGCCTTACGAACAAACTCTTATGTCCCATTGTTATCAGGAAATGGTTAAAGGTAAAATAAAAGGATCTGTTTTACTTGCAACCCCAACAAATCATAACAGATTTGATTTTTATGATGGTAAATTAAGAAAAGAATGTTAATTGCAATATTTATTGTAAAAACAATAAATGGAATTTTACATTAAGAAAAATGCTACGTTGCCCGTTTTAAAGATGCAAGTCGTTAAGGACGGTAGAAGTGATTATAACAAGATGATGGAAATGATTGAGGAGGCTTCTATCTTCTTTTCTATGGTAGATACTGAAACAGGAATTCCACGAATCGTTACAAGACCTGCGGGGTTTGTTGAGAAGAAATTATTAGACCCAAATGCAGAATACGAATACTATGTGTATTATCAATTTACACCAAACGACACAAGAAAGGTTGGTAGATATGAAGGTCAGTTCTTATTAAGAAATTCAGATGGTACATTAATTTTACCAATTAGAGAAAAACTATATATAAACGTACAGGAAAGTTTTATTGCGGACGATCTTCCGTATGAATCTTGTTATGTTGTTAGTTTCCCTTGTTGTGTAAGTATTCCAACGACAACCACAACAACCACAACTCCTTGTCCTTCTTGTAGACCTTGTTGTCCGCCAACACCGACACCGACAACTACAACGACTACAACAATAATACCAACTACAACAACTACAACGTTTATACCAATCACAACAACTACAACATTTCAAGGTTGACATCAAAATAATTTTATGATATACTTATGAGTGTAAGGTAAATTTCGTTATACACGAAAGCCAATGAACCAACTCAAAAAGTATTATGATAACACAAGAAGAAATTAAAAGTTTCCTAGAAGGGAACGATTCAGAGGAGCATATTGTTTCCGTAGAGTTTGATTATATATCAGACCACATTTTCAAAATTAAAGAAGTACCGGGAAAGGGTAAAGTTATTCAACAAGATTCACTCATTGCGTTTGCTTGGGTTGGTGATCTACGTGGTCTTAATTTTTACGAAGGATCCAAGGCGTTACAGAAACAAGCCATGGGTAAATACGGTATCCTAATAGAAAAACTCCGAACAGATGGTAATGAACGATTAGAGAATGGTTTAACTTTTATGGTTAAATCAATCAAAGGTTATCGTTCGTTAATTCAATTTTTCCGTGATGGAGGAATTGATCCGTGGGGAGAAAAGACAAAAGATAAAATCCTAATGGTATCACCTGTGGAACAATACCTCATCTCAAAAGAGAAACGATTGTTCAAAGGATTTGAAGAATATAATGACATCACAAGATTTGTATTTGACCTTGAGACGACCGCATTAGAACCAAAGGATGGTCGTATATTCATGATTGGGATGAAAACAAATAAAGGGTTCCAAAAAGTTATTGAGTGTTCAAATGAGGATGAGGAACGAGCGGGTATTGTGGAATTCTTCAGAACAATAGACCAACTTAAACCATCTATCATCGCAGGATATAACTCGGCAAACTTTGACTGGTTTTGGATCTTTGAAAGATGTAAGGCGTTAAATTTAGATATTAAGAAGATTGCAATATCAATGAACGCCAAGAAAACAATCTCACAGAAAGAATCAATGTTAAAGTTAGCAAACGAGGTTGAGAGATTTAACCAAGTTCAAATGTGGGGTTATAACGTAATTGATATTATTCACTCAGTTCGTAGATCACAAGCAATCAATTCAAATATTAAAGAGGCGGGATTAAAGTATATTACCAAATATATTGATGCCGAAGCACCCGATCGTATCTACATTGACCACACAAGTATCGGTCCAATGTATGCGGAAAAGGATGAGTATTGGTTGAACACCGAAAATGGTAAATACAAAAAAGTCGGTATTGATTCAAAGGTAGATGAGATATGTGTGAGACGAGGAGATATATACCTTAAAACAACAGGGGACGATATCGTTGAGCGTTATCTTGACGATGACCTTGAGGAGACGTTGATTGTGGATGACGAGTTCAACCAAGCAACTTTTCTATTAGCATCTTTGGTTCCAACAACTTATGAGAGAGCATCCACAATGGGTACCGCAACATTATGGAAAATGGTAATGTTGGCTTGGTCATACAAATATGGTTTGGCAATCCCCAAGAAAGAAGAAAGAAGAAACTTTGTTGGTGGTCTTTCACGATTACTTAAAGTAGGGTACTCTAAGGACGTTCTTAAGCTTGACTACTCGTCACTATACCCATCCATTCAGTTAGTTCACGACGTGTTCCCTGAGTGTGATATAACGGGTGCAATGAAGGGGTTATTAACTTATTTCCGTAACTCTCGTATCATGTATAAGAATTTAGCTGCGGAATATAAGGATATTGATAAAAAGAAATCAACATCTTATGACCGTAAACAATTACCAATTAAGATCTTCATCAACGCATTCTTCGGATCGTTATCGGCACCACAGGTATTCCCATGGGGGGATATTGATATGGGAGAACAGATTACTTGTACGGGTAGACAATACTTAAGACAAATGTTAAACTTCTTTAGTAAGAGAGGGTATAGTCCTTTGGTATGTGATACAGATGGTATGAACTTCTCATTACCTGAGGGTGGTGTTGATGATAGAGTTTATATCGGTAAAGGAAAAAATTGGTTGGTTAAGGAAGGTAAAGAATATCGTGGGTATAATGCTGATGTTGCTGAGTTTAACGATATCTTTATGAAAGGTGAGATGGGACTTGATTGTGACGGTACTTGGGATTCTTGTATTAACTTGGCTCGTAAGAACTATGCAACGATGGAACACAACGGTAAAGTTAAACTAACAGGTAATAGTATTAAATCCAAGAAGATGCCAAAATATATTGAGAAGTTTTTGGATAAAGGGGTTAAACAATTACTTAGAGGTGAGGGTAAAGAATTTATTGAGTGGTATTACGAATACATACAAAAGATATTTGACCAGAGAGTTCCATTAGCTGAGATTGCATCCAAATCAAAAGTTAAGTTATCTATTGATGATTATATTAAACGTAGTAAACAAACCACAAAGGCAGGTAGTCTTAACTCACGAATGGCTCATATGGAACTTCTTATAAAGGATGGTATACAAGCAAATCTTGGTGATATGATTCTTTATGTTAATAATGGAACAAAGGCAACTCACGGTGATGTTCAGAAAGTTAACAAACCAAAAAAAGGATGGTCACAATCTGATTTGGATAATATGATGGAAGGATATGGTAAAATACCTCGTGAAATGGTTGAATCATACGTTCAACTTAATTGTTATAGAATTGAACCATCTGATTTAGAAAATAACCCTGAAATGTTAGGTGAATATAATATACAAAGAGCAATTGCAACATTTAACAAACGTGTGGAACCTTTGATGATTGTGTTTGATGATGAAGTTAGAGACACATTGTTAGTAAAGAATCCTGAAGAAAGAAGTTTTTATACAACAGATCAATGTAAATTAATTAATGGTAAACCATTTAGTCCTGAAGACCAAGATGATGTTTATGAGAACTTAATCAAGATGGAGCAAGGTGAAATTGACTTTTGGAATCGTGTTGGTATTGACCCTAATTACATTTATGAATTTGCTGAAGAAGGGTGGGAAGAATTCGTATGATGAGGTGTTTATAACATCTTCAAACCATCGGACGAAAGTATATACCAGTTACCCTGAACAAATTGAAATTGGACACAAGCTCCTTTTTCTAATAATAGTTCATCCCACTCCTCATCAATCTTACCCGTGTTAGGTTTAACTAAAACACTAACCAATGATTTTATAATTATACGATTGGTGGTTTCAGAATTTAATAATATTTCTGATCCACCGATTGTTTTAACAATAATTAAATCTTCACCATTTGTGGTGTAATTTTTTTCTAACAAAATTAAATTATCGTATTTTGTATTATCTTCTATGACGATATTTTGTTTCATTATTGTTTTTCTTATAGGTACTTCTTTAATTATTGGCATATTAAATAACGTATATTTGTCTTGGCATTGCTCTAAACTTAAGTGCCTTATTTAAATTCTCAGCAATTAACGCCTCACGTTCCATTACCTTTTCAGGTTTCAATCTTGTTAGACGACCTTCAGCTCCAATTAACTCATCAATTAATTTTGTTTTTTCATCTTTGGCTTCAGTTGCCAAAGCGGCATAATCCATAGTCAAATCACCATCAGGTGATTTAAGGTTACCACTGAATTTACCTCTTACTCTTGCCAATGTTTCTTTACAATATGCGATGAACCATCTTCTTACCCAAACTTGAGCCGGATTATTAAGATCCAACCAACTAATTTTATCGTAAGGTACATCAGAAGGTAATTTAATAATATCAGGATTGTTTTTTAAACATGCGTCTCTATCTTCAGGACCAACATCGTAATACCAATACCAAACTCTACCTTTCATCATTGTAGAATTACCAAAGTCAAATTTACCTCCAGGTGTATTCATTAAGTGAACTGCCTTTTTACCCCCCGGTAATGCGGTTACTCTATATGTTAAATCACCTGAAATAATTCTTTTTTGAATATTGATCTCTTGCATTCTTAATAACATATCAAATGCTGGCATCATAAAATAACTTCCTGCCATATTACCCATTTGTGCGAATCCACCGGCTCCACCAATACCACCACCAAATTCACCAAAACCAAATCCCGCACCAAACATTGAACTGTTTAAAGTTGCCGGTGTGAACCATAATAATTCGTTAAGTTCTCTGTTTTCAGGGATTTCATAAATCTGTTGGTTGGGAACTAATTGTATAAAATCTTTTTTAAGTACTGAATCGCCACCCGCTTGTAAACCTACGATCTTAGAATATGCGTAAGTGTATCGTGTTTCGTAATCTAAACTTCTTGTTGTGAACGCCTTTGATAATGATTGGGTGTCCATATTTAAATTATACAAATTAGTCCACTGAGATTCAGTTAACCAATCTTGTACGTATTGTGAATATTCGTCAATAGAAAATTCAAGAAGAGTGTCCATTTGTTCCTCTTCCAATTCTATACTTCTAAGTGGTGCACCTAAAACGTGTTTAACTTTTTTGTATAGTTCACTTCTTTGTGGTTCGCTTATTATTGACATATGACTTTTATTAATAAATATCTTATTATTTTGTTCTTAACAAATATAACTCATTAACAAATTCCCAATTTACATGGTTCCAAAAGTTATTGATGTATTCGTCACGTTTGTTACGATATTTTAAATAGTATGCGTGTTCCCACACATCAAGACCTAATAACGGGTATCCACCGTCCTTAACGACATTCATTAAAGGGTTATCTTGGTTAGGTGTGGATATAATCTTCAATCTATTGTTTTTAGTTAAAATTAACCAAGCCCATCCAGATCCAAATCTATCTTTTGCTACCTGATTAAATTCGTCCTTTAATTTTTTAATATTTCCGTATTGTTTTGTAATTTTTTCAAACACTTCACCACTTGGTTTCTGTTTAGTTGGACTTAACATTTTCCAAAATAATGCGTGATTAAAAGCTCCACCAGCATTATTTCTAACTTTAGTGTCGTACTTACTAATGGTTTTAATTATGTCCTCTAATTCAACATCACCTTTCTTATTAGCAAGTGCATCGTTTAATTTTTTCACATAACCTTTATAATGTTTGTTGTAATGAACATCCATAGTTTCAGGATCAACAAATTGTTTCATTGATGAATATGAATATGGTAATTTTTCAATACCAATTTTTTTCATCTCCATTATAAAATCTTTTTTAATGTTTTGTTTTTCAGAAATTAAAATTTGTTCGTTGATTAGATTAATTTTATTTTCTATACCTGTAAGTCCCTCAAAAACAAGTTCGTTAAATTGTGGGTATTCTTCTTCAAACATTTTAACTAATCTACCAGCATAAGCGTTTGCTTCATCTTCGTTTTGACCACCAATGTTAGGACCTTGTTCTCTGTTAAGAACGTTTCTTTGGTAAGCATGAACCCATTCGTGAGCCAATGTTCTCATTATATCACGATTCAATCTACCATCAGTTAAAACTTTAATACCATCTTCAGGGTGTTGACTACCTGTAGACATCCCCCCTATTTTTTGACCTACTAAATGAATAGTGATATCATTCTTTAATTGATAATTTCTTTGCAAAAATTTAATAAAGGTGTGAATTAACTCGTTATACTTAGAGTTAAGTCCTGAATTTGTACGTTTGATGCTTACTTTCATTATTGATAAATATTATCAATAACATAAATATTTACCTTCTCTTATTAATTAAGGTAAGGATTTCTTCCACAACATCACCAACGTTTTCAGGTTGTTGATCCCCCATTACTGTTCTAATGATTTCCTTTTTACGATTTAGGATATCATATACCGCACCTTCTATTGTATTTTCATACAATGGGTAGTATACAAGTACGTTTGATTTTTGACCATAACGATATGCTCTATCTTCAGCCTGAGCGTGTTCTGCGGGAACAAATGATAGGTCATTCATAATAACAACCTCAGCTGCAGTTAAAGTTAAACCTACACCTGCAGCTTTTAAGTTTCCAACAAATACTTTAATTTTATCGTTCTCTTGAAACTCATCAACCGCATTTTGACGATGAGGTTTGGAACAACTACCATCTAAATAAACCGCCTGTTTACCAAAGTGTTGATAGATAGTTTGTAAAGTATCGGTGAAGTTAGTGAAGATTATAACTTTTTTACCTTGTTCAATGATATTCTCAGCAAACTCAATAGTTTGGTTTGTTTTCTCATTTGCGATAACTTTTCTTACCTTCATCAATTTTGAGAACTGAACCGTAAGAGATGATGATTCATCTTTTTTATTGTCAAACCAATCATAATATTCTCCCATCAATTCTTCATACTCTTTTGATTTCAAACGAAGATATACTGGTGAAATAATTTTATCAGGAAGATCTAAAACATCTTCTTTTAATCTACGAAGAATTTGTTTTGATGTACGATCACGTAATTCTTCTAAGTTGGATGCACCTGTTACGTTCCAAACTTTTCTTTTACCCGCCATAAATTGGTACCCCTGACAATAACGAATGGCATAAGCCATCCAATTCTGAGCAACAGGTGATTCAATTATGTTTAATAAATTATAATAATTCATTGGACGAGATGTCATCGGAGTTCCTGTTAATAACCAAACTCTTTTTATGTTCTTAACGTAATGATTAATAATTTTTGTTCTCTGAGCTTGTGGATTTGAGATCATATGTGCCTCATCTAAAATAACTAATTCAAATTCAGATTGATTCAATAAAGATTTACCTTTGTCTTTCATATCATGAAAGTTTTTAAGGATATCGTAGTTAACGATAACAAAATCAGATTCAGTTGAAAATTTCTTACCTTCTGCAATATATACAGATCTATCCGTATAATTTTCAATTTCACGTTGCCAGTTAATCTTTAGTGATGCGGGACAAATTATTAATATTTTCTTCGCTCCCGTTTCTAAAGCCGCGATAATTGTTGCGGTTGTTTTACCAAGACCCATATCATCAGCAAGAATGAATCGTCTTGATCCCGCCAATTTTTCTATTGCTTCTTTTTGATGATCCAATGGTGGTCGGTGATCATATTTGGAATAATCTACTTCAACTTTTTCAACATTGTGTGTTTTTATTAATGAAGATTTTGGAACCCAAAATTCTGTTAATGGATCCTTTTCAAAAAACTTACCCCAAATATGGTATGATTTTTCTTTTTCAACTAATAATTTTTCAATGTAAATTTTATCAGGTATTTCCATCAAATATCTTTCTTCTGCAAACTTTTTTGCAAAATAAGTATCAAGGTCAACCCACTTACGAGCAACTTTAGGTGCCGTATCATAATAATTTACGATGTAGTCCGCTTGAGTTCTTGTAGGATAAAACTTTTTACTTGTTTCTTTTTTTGTTTTTAGATACAATATATGATTATTGGCACCCGAATACGAGTCCAATAAGGATAGCGCCTTATGCTCTATTAATGATGGGGTAACTTCCAAAATTTTGTTTTTTATAAAAATAACAATAAAAAAGATATTTATCAATAAATACGACAAAATGGCGAATAGAGTTCCTATAACAAGATTAGGTAAATTTTTTGGAGAAAACGATTTTAACCTTGAAGTTGAGATGGGTCAAGAGTGGTTAGTTGGTGATATGAATTACACTTGTGTGCTTTATAGAGTTGATAAAACCAAAACTAAAATTGACAACGTATATGGTGAAACAGTTAAAGATGGGATTAAATTTTTACCCCCTGTTGAGTTTAACGCATATGTTGCGATTGCCGCACCTGAGAATAAATTTTTAGGTTCTACTAAAATGGATCAGTTTGAACCAGGAAATATTACAATGTCAGTTTATTTAAAAACTTTAGAAGATTTAGAAATTGATATTCAATTTGGTGATTATGTTGGTTATTACGATACGGAAAGTTTTGTGAGATACTATACCGTTGTTAATGATGGTCGTGTCACTTCAGATATAAAACATACTTATAAAGGGTATAAACCTTTTTATAGAACAATAATGGGATCACCTGTTGGTCCAAATGAATTTAGAGGATTATGAGAATAATAATTACTGAAGAACAGGAAGAGTTGTTAAAAAATAATATTAACGATTTAATCGGCAAAAAAGTTATGTGTTATTATGACTTACACAGACATACTTTTTCTGTCACATATAAAGGACTTGTTATGTTAAAGGCTGACTATTTAAGATTAAGTGATGTTGAATTTAGAGTAAGAAAGGGTGGTAAACAAAAAGTTAGAGATGAACAAAGAAAAAATGTACACGCATTTGTAATTGGTCATTTAGATGATTATTGTGAGTTCCCTTGTGAAGATATTCCCCAACCTGAGTCAAATGAAGTAGTAACATATAATCCTTACAAATACGATTCCTTCGTAATCAAAAGTACTGAAGAACCAATTTATAAGGCAAATGAAATTGAAATGATTAACATTAAAGATAAAATATTTTTAATAAACTAACATGGGGTTACCTAAAAAAATTAAGAAAGACATATCGTTAATACCTAAGAAGACACTTCTTCCTAGAAGACACGAGATTGCTGATATGATTTCAGAAGATGGAACTTATTTACCCAAAAGTTTATTACACGCAGATTTAGATAGAGGGTTTTTAGATTTTGTTAAAGACGGATTAAAAACTGTTGTTGAGGGAAAAACCGTACCTATGGTTGATGTTTTAGTCACAACACAGAATTGGGCTCAGTTTGTTGAGACATGGGACTTTGAAAATATTGATAAGAATGTTGAACCACCATTTATCACGGTGATCAGAACACCTGAAGTGAAATATGGTAATAACCCTGCGGTTATGTACAATATTCCAAACAGAAGATTGTATTACTACGCTAAGGTACCAACATTTGATGGACAACGTCATGGTATGGATATTTACAAGATACCACAACCTGTACCTGTAGATATAAAATATACGGTCGCAATTGTTTGTAATAGAATGAGAGAATTAAATAAATTCAACCAAATTGTATTAGAAAAATTTGCTTCAAGACAATCCTATCAAACAATAAAAGGTCACTACATTCCAATTATTAATGATGACATTTCCGATGAATCAATTTTGGATTTGGAAAAGAGAAAAGTATACATTCAAAAATATAGTTTCACAATGATGGGATTCTTAATAGATGAAGATGAGTTTGAGGTACAACCTGCAGTTACAAGAATATTTCAAATGTACGAAACTGAAAGTAAAATCAAAAAAAGAAAACCTAAAAAGGAAGTACCTAACTTACCCCCAACCGCAACATTTAATTATTCGGATATTGAAATAGAAAGGGAAGAAACGTTTCGTTATACCGTAAACATGAGATTCATGGATAGTGATAATGTTGAAACCTATTCTGTATTCATTAATGATGATTATTATGGTGATGATATAAATGAAATACAAGTTAATAATGGGGACGTTATTAAAATTATAATTGATAAAAAAATCGGTGGACAACCATCGTCAATAGTATTTAACGAAGAGTTACTTTAATCTTCCCCGTATATATCTTTTTTCTCCTTACATTTCTCAAAAATAAGGTTTTCCAAAAACCGATACATTTTAATACCACGTTTATCACAATACTTCTTTAAAGCATCATGTGATTCAACTGAAATCTTCAAGTTTTTTATCTTCTTAGTATCTTTATCCATAGGTAGAAAAAAGGCAGAATAAAATCATACCAAAATATAAATAGTTTAGAATAAGTAAAGTTTTTCCCCGAATTATCAATATTTATATAATAAATAAAATTAAAAACAAAAATAAACTAAATTATGGCAACTAACGGTAAAGTATTCGTATCACCTGGTGTTTATACTTCTGAAGTGGATTTAAGTTTTGTAGCACAAAGTGTGGGGGTTACCACATTAGGTATTGCAGGTGAAACTTTAAAGGGTCCGGCTTTTGAACCGATATTCATCAAAAATTATGAGGAATTTCAAACGTATTTCGGTGGTACATCCGCTGAAAAATTTGTGAACACACAAATCCCTAAGTATGAGGCGGCTTACATCGCTAAATCATATTTACAACAATCTAATCAATTATTCGTAACAAGAATCTTAGGTCTTTCAGGTTATGATGCGGGACCATCATGGTCTATTATAACACAAGCAAATGTTGATCCTAATACGATTGACTTTTATTGTGAAGATCCACAAATCGTAGATTGTTTACCTTATTGTGATCCGGCAGATTATAAAACATTAAACTATACTGTAGAATTTACGGGATGTTCAAACTCACAAGCGTCAATTAGTTATGTAACTAATTTCCCTGATGAAATTGAAAATCTTTTAACTGTTCCTTTTGAGCAATTCAATGGTAACACATCAACATTAGAAACCCAAATCAATAATTTGATTTCTGATGTATTAACAGATGCTAATCCATTAACCGCACAAACTAACACAATTGAATATTTTGGTTCTATATACGGTCCTGACTACGATACATTGTCAACAGTTTTCACAAATGAAACTAATGTTTATGGTGTACCTTCAGTATCAAGTACTTTGACTGATTATACGTCACCATTCAACGATCCTTGGTATTATTCATTGTTTTCTAACAATGGTAACAATAGTTATTCAGGATTCTCATTCTTTGCATATGTTGATGATTTGACTTTAATACCGGTAACTACAACAACAACAGTCGCAACAACTCCAACTCCTACACCATCAGCGGTTAATCCATGTGCTACGGCAACACCAATGCCGTCACCAACACCTACACCAACTGCGGTTAATAACAATTGTTATACAGGTACTATTAATGGAACAATTTATTATTACACAGGTACATCTTACACTGAGTACGATAATTTAGTTGTTGGTACATTAAGATCAAGAGGTATTGCGACATATGAGGACTCTACAAACCCAGTATTTGAAGTAACAGACATTAATCATGTTACTATAGATATGAGTGGTCAGTATTCAGGTGTTACTAAAAACCCTTACTTACCATTTTTAATCAATGTTACAAATGATGAAGGTACTTCATTTACGTTTGAAACTTCATTCGCAACTTCAGATTCTCAATATATTTCTAAAGTATTCGGAGCAACTAACTTCCAAAAACCAAGAAAAAATGTTCCTTTATTCTTAGAGGAAAGATTCCAAGCGTTATTAAACTACGGATGGAACAAAGGATACATTAGAGGTTTGAGTTCAGAATTAATAGCGTTAGATTCAGCACAAAGTGGACAACAAGATAGTATTGGATGGTACTTAGATAGATACCAATCACCAAGTACTCCTTGGATTGTTTCTGAGTTAAGAGGTACAAAAGTATTTAACTTATTCAAGTTCTACTCAATTTCTGATGGTAATTCAGCAAACTCTGAAATTAAAGTTTCACTTTTCAATATGTCATTCTCCAATGGAACGTTTGATGTAATTGTAAGAGATTACTATGATTCAGATGCTAACCCAACAGTTTTAGAGAAATTTACAAGTTGTAGTATGGACCCAAGTCAAAATAATTTCATCGGTAAAAAAATCGGATCTTTAGACGGAGAATACGCATTGAACTCTAAATTTGTAATGGTTGAGATGAATGAAGATGCACCTGTTGATTCATTACCTTGTGGTTTTGACGGATACACATTCAGAGAGTACGATGGTGTTACACCTCCATTCCCTGTTTACAAAACTAAATATGATTTCCCAGGTGAAGTTGTATATAACCCACCGTTCGGATTTACAAACGGTAACGATGATTCCATCAGATCAAATGGTGATAACGTTAGAAGAACTTATTTAGGTTTCTCTAACAACATTGGATTTGATACTGACTTCTTCCAATACAAAGGAAAACGTGCTCCAATTGACTTATGTAATGTTGATGGAGTTGAATGGGGTTATCAAACAAGAGGATTCCACATGGATAAAGACGCTAGTGTTATTGAAATAGGACCGGCATTTGCAACAAGTGGAACACCTAAATACTATGTTGGTGATGCTACATTCCAACAAGAACCTACAAGTGAAACAAGTCCATATTACAGAATTTACTCAAGAAAATTCACAACAATGTTCTATGGTGGTTTTGATGGATGGGATATCTATAGAGAATACAGAACAAACGGAGACAGATATGTTTTAGGTAGAACTGGATTCTTGAATGGAGCTTGTCCTTCACCAAGATACCCAACCGCAACAGGATGGGGA